GCTTGAGATGTATTCTGAGGCTGTGTCACTAGGTATCCAGAAAGCAAAAAATGTCGAACAGGTTAAGGACATGTTCTTCATGTAATAGCATTTTGGGTTTATTGATAGGGAGGGACTTTTGAAGGTCCCTTTTCTTTTGCCTATCATGTACGATTATCTGACATAGCATGTACGATTTTATGTCATGTAACTTATTGATTATCAATCTACTGATAGATTATGTCGATTTTTTAACTGATTATAGATTCAGAAATAAATATAGAGAGAGAAGTTTATATATATATATATAGGGAAGGACAAGATTGACATGGGAATTGATGTTTTATTTTTTTATTATCTTTGTCTAAACCAAAACCAAAAAACAAGATGGAGAAATTTTTAAGTATCCCAGTAACAAGCCAGCAGTATCAATTGCTTTCTGCAACAGGTATTGTATTAATTACGCAAGCGTCAACAACTACTGTGGCTGTGCACTATAAGTCAAGCACAGGAACTGATGTTGTGACAATTACTCATGCTGAAGCTCCGGCTGGTAGTGAGGCTATGCGTGATGCTATCCAAGATGCTGTTGTCAGTGCATTGGCTACATCATGGACGTATGTAGCGTACCAGGTTAATAACCTACCGTTTGCTGTATCAGGTATTGCAATTGCTTAATATTCCTGATCTATTAAGAGAGCCATTCTTCGGGATGGCTTTTTTTTTATATCACAATTATTTTATAGATTTGAAAAAAATAAAATCAAATGGAACCAAAGGATTTATTCTTCGCCCAGGAGGGCAGACTTAAGTTGATCTCTGGCATCAAGAAGATGGCCGGAGCTGTAAAGAGTACGTTGGGACCTTATGGAAACACGGTGCTTATTGAGAGTCCTAATCACACGCATGGTATTACAGTAACTAAGGATGGTGTAACTGTCGCGAAGTCGGTTAACTTGATTGACCCTGTAGAGAACCTTGCTGTGAACATGATGAAGGAGGCTGCTGATAGAACGGCTACCTCTGCTGGTGATGGCACGACTACTGCGATCGTATTGACTGAGGGGTTGGTGTTAGGAGGGCTTGAGTTTATTACTGAGGACATGAGTCGGACTGAGGTGTTGAGACATCTTAGTGACTTGAGTGGGAAGGTTATTGATAGTTTAAAGAAGAAGTCAAAGAAGGTATCGACATCAATGCTGTTAGACGTAGCGACTATCTCTGCGAACAATGATCGTGAGGTAGGTAAGATTATTGCTGACGTATACAAGGAGGTCGGTAAGAGTGGCATTGTAACGGTGGAGCGTAGCCAGACCACAGACACTTATTCTGAAACCACTCAGGGGTTGAAGATTGACAGAGGGTATATGAGCCCATTGTTCATCAACGATCAGACTAGAGATGAGTGCGTGTTTGAGGACGTGCATGTATTGGTCGCTGACATTGAGATCGGGAACATCTTGCAGATTGAGAACGTTTTGAAGCCAATAATTCAAGAGGGTAAGAAGCTATTGATCGTGGCACCCTGCCATGTGAATGTGGTGAATACCTTTGCTGCGAACGTTATGAAGAACAACCTAAAGTTGTGTGTGGTCCAACCACCAAGCTTTGGGTACAAGCAGCATGAGCTGATGCAGGATCTGGCGGTTAGTGTAGGGGCAACATACTTTTCCGAGAAGACTGGCGATGACCTAAGTCAGATTAGTGTTGATGACCTAGGGCATGCTTCCAGAATAGTGGTTGGCAAGGACAAGACCATCATTCTCAAGTCAGGATTGAGAATAGACGCAGCCAAGATTGAGGAGAGGGTAGCACAGTTATGGCAAGCACATAAGATTGCTAAGAGGAAGGCTGACAGAGACCATATTCTGGAGCGGATCGCCTCCCTTACGGGAGGCATAGGTGTGATCTACGTAGGAGGAAACACAGACCTAGAGCAGAAGGAGTTGTATGACCGGGTTGACGATGCGGTGTGTGCGGTTAGAAGTGCATTGGAGGAGGGAATTCTACCGGGTGCTGGTAAGGCGTTGGTTGATGAGACTCCTACGTTAATACCAACAGGGAGTTTTCATTACAGTGTTGAGTACAGTGCAGCGGTAAAGATTCTATCAAATGCAATGATGGCACCGTTCCAGCAGATCCTTGCTAACGCAGGGTTAAAGCCAAGCGATGTATACAAGGATGCTATGCCTATAGGACATGGATACAATCTAAAGACAGGGCAGACTGGTGACTTGATTAAGATGGGTGTAATTGACCCATTAAAGGTAACACGTAGTGCATTACAAAACGCTGTGAGTGTAGCGACAACTATCCTATCAACCAATGCTATCATAACGATGGCTAGACCTTACTAACTATGGACACAATACTAAATCCATTTGGACACGGCCAAGCGACCAGAGTTATTGACGAGAACCGAAAGGCATGGCCTGAGTACCTACAGACTGCTGTGGTGCACGATGAGAATGAGTACTATGTGCTATTCGAGGATGGGCTACTAGTAAAGAAGGGTCGATCTAAGTTCCGCACTAGTCAGTATATTAAGGGAGAGCGATTTAAAAGTTTCGCAGATCACTATGAGAACGCTTAAGTCATGGGTGCTTGTAGTAGGTATGGCAATATTATTTGCGATGATAGTGATATGGTGGAACCATTTGCAATTAAAGTAGGAAAGATTCTTGATCAGATTGAGCGTATGCTCATTGAGAAGAACCGGAAGTATGGCAACTCAGCTCTTGAACCTATAGGTGTGTTCAGTAAGCTCTCCCCTAAGGAGGGTTTGCTGATACGCATCGATGATAAGTTGAAGCGAATCAAGAACGGAAGCCTAGATAAGGACGATGAGGATGTGGTGAACGACCTGATTGGGTACCTAGTCTTGTTAAAAATTCATGCAAAATTCGGATGATATCCGAATTATAACCTATAAGTTTACAGATTGGGAACTTTTGTTAACCTTTAGAATAACTTTTTACTCACACCTAAGCTGTGAATTTTTGTCACGGGTTGGTATTGGTACTCAAAGATGTACTTGTTGTCCAAGTATGATGCCTTAACTCCTGGGTCTAGCAGAGAGTTTACTCCTACTCCCAAGTAAAATCCTTTGGGCTTCTGTATAATTGTACGAGTTTCTGTGTTAGTAACGGTATTAGTTACCACAGGTATTTTAAAATCGTTCGTGACGCTCATTTTAAGTACCTCTCCAAGTACTTCTCCACTTACATAGGTGTTACCATACTCGAATGGAGTTGTAGTGCTGAAGGCCTTAATAACAGGCTTGTGGTCAACTAGGATTGTATCCCTAAGAACTGTCTGTTTTATCTTTGTTTTAGGGATATAAACTGTCGACACTTTGTCGACAAACACAGTGTCTAATTTTGTTACAGTTGTAAACTTATAAATCTCTTCAGCTTCAGGTTTAGGGTAGATAATAACCGTAAGGATAGCACCTATTAAAAATGAAATGATGGCAATTAGTTTGCGTTCATCATCAAGCAGCTGTCTCATTATTGTTCGATAAATAAATTGTCTTCTTCAAGTATTCTTCTTAACTCCTGACGGCACCATTTATAAGCCTGATAGGTTTCATCAGATAATTCTTTGTACTTCATTTCAGAACGAAGTAACTGGTCAAAGTCCCAGATCGCACTCTTGTACTTATGTCCATTAACTGCTGCCTGAAAGTCGCTATTTTCTTCAGGCAAATCAAATTTTAAGATTGATTTCATACGATTCCTCTGTATTCAGCCTTTGCATCGAAGCAAGGGCATGCTTTATTTTGGTTAGGGAAGTCACGATGACCTTGAATTATCAAGCATTTATTGTCACTCCATTCAATAACTTCATCTATGCACTTGAGAATAGCCTTCTTCTGTGCTTCTGTACGGTTATCTACAGGCTTTCCTTCCTTTGTTATACCTCCAATGTAGCTGATATGTACTGATTCTTTGTTGAATCCCTTTACTCCATTAGCAACACCGTTGAAATCTAGAAGTCTATGCACGGTTCCATTGGGCTCAATGAGCAAATGGTAACCGGGAGACTTCCATCCTAGCTTATCTTTCCAATATCTTTGTATCGCAGCCACGGTTGCGGTAGGTTGACTAGCTGTACAGTGAATAGCAATGTACTTTATTGGTCTTTTCATAGTGGGAACTTGCAACTATCTATTAATAATTCAACACATCTACCTTCTTTTGTGTTTGTTTCCTTTCCTGCTAGTGTAAGTATCCTTCCACCAGTAGGCTTTATAGGGGCACCACGCTCAACATGCCAGCCAAATGCTCCATCTTCGTATTCTTCCTTGTAAGATCCTGTGATTGCTAGGTGAATTTGCTTGTGGACTAGCTCATGCACATGCTTACCCGGATTAAATTGAAGAGCATCACGTACATCATTACGGCTAGAGTTTTCATGTATGTGTCCCATGACAAATATGTCCATGTTCTCATACATTTCTAAAGCTCTTGTGAGGTTAATAGCTCCCTTTGTAACTATACCTCCACCACCTGATCCATGAAAGTACTTCAAATTTTTTGAGAGTATAGTGTTGCCATTTAGATTGTACTTAATGACTACCCATCCCCCATATCCTCCAGTATAAACGCTTGTCTTGTTGGTGTAGTTTAGCAAATCAACGAACCGTTGTAGCGGATCGGTCTCTAAGTTTTTTATGATGGCAGTTTCATGGTTGCCGTATCCAATTACTGTGAGCAGATGTGCGTATGGAGACCAATAATCTACAGCATCTTCAATAACTGCATCGATATAGTTTGACTTGTTGTGCTCAGGCAGAATATCTTTCTTATTTCTTCTTGGATCATACTTCCCTTGCATTAAGCAGAAGAAATCTCCGTTGATAAATATGGGGATATTATTTTTTTCGCAGTAGTCTAGATGATCCTTTAACTTTTCTCTATCACACTTTGGGTTGTCCCAGTGAATATCTGATAGTAACGCTAACTTTGTCTCTTCTCTTGTAAGTTCAAGTACGTGAACATTTCTGGTAACCTTTTTTAGATTCATCAGAACATTTTTTGTTGTCCCTAAAGTTACCACTTTTTTTTATTTTCAAATGAATTGGCTATATTGGCAACATAAATATAATACGATGGCAGTAAACGAGAGGGACCTGAAAAACTTTGTTGATGGACTTTTGGTTGGGTTCTTCTTCGGTGTTACTGTTGCAACCATTTTAATTTTAACGCTCACATGAAAGCGATAGGAAAGAACATCATCATTAAAACTATTGATGAGGAAGTAAAAACATCTTCAGGTTTGCTACTATCAGGAGATGATACCAACCAGTTGAGGTACAAACGTGGATTAGTTATCAACTCAGGTACTGAGGTGCATGCTATAAAGGCTGGAGATGAGGTGTACTACGATAAGGCGAATAGTTATGTGATGATCATCAATGACGAGCACTGCGTAATTATTCAGGAACGTGACGTAGTTCTTGTCCTGTAGCTCTGTTTTCTCTAATCTCCTTATTCATCATCTTAATCATATCCTTGTAAGGCTTTTCTGATGGCTTGACATTCTTCTTGAATAGAGGATTGTTGCATAGAGTCTCTGGGATTTCCTCTCCCTCTATTTTTTTGTACATAGAGTTAACCATTCTTTTTGCTTTGTAGGATAGGGAGTATAGTGCCTTAGATCTCATGGCAGGTCTACCGGGTTGTTTGGTAGAGAATAGTTCTATCCATCCTAGACGTTTGAGTTTCTCAAATCTTTCAATGTCCCAAGTAAAAAGCTTTTCATACTCCTTGAATGTGGTTGCGTTGAAGTACCTTTCAGAGTACAGAAACAGTAGCATATCTATGTCTGCTTGGGTTAGATTGTGCTTTACCTTGAAGTAAGTACGTATTACTTTCCAGTATTTGAGGTAATCTCTTTGATTTGATTTCATTTTTATTATTACATTTGTAAACAAAGGTAAACATAAAACATATGAAACCCTGCACACAAAAAGTTAAAACCGCAACCTCTTACAAACCAAAGAAGAAATGAAAGGAGATCAAATGATGGCCATGGGTATGCCCAAGGCTGCTGTCCTAGGTGGACCAAAGAAAGCAATGGCTGCAAAGAAAGCTGGTAAAGCTGTAGCTAAAAAAGTAGCCGCTAAGAAGGTAGGCAAGAAGAAGTAATTATGGCTGAGAAGTCAAAGATGAAATGTAATCGTGTCGTTGCCTCTGACAGGCCCGGCAAGAAGAGGATGGTTAAAGCTTGTGCTAATGGACAAGAGAAGCTAATCCACTTTGGTGCTGAGGGTTATGGTCATAACTATTCGGCAGCGGCACGGTCTTCATTTAAGGCTCGTCATAAATGCGACACTGCTACAGATAAATTGTCTGCTAGGTACTGGGCATGTAAGAACTTATGGGCTGGTCCGGGAGGATCTACCAAATCATCACCTAAGAGTAAGAGAGGTAAGTACTGATGAAAGACGCTTGCTACAAAAAGGTCAAGGCATCGTACGATGTGTTCCCTTCTGCTAGGGCATCTCAGGCTATTGCTAAGTGTAGAAAGGCATCCGGCAATGTAACTAAGTCTGAGAAGGGCACAAGCCTTAAGCGTTGGGAGAAGGAGAAGTGGCAGGACACCAAGACTGGTAAATCCTGTGGTGCAGGTGGACGTAATGAGTACTGCCGACCTACAAAAAGAGTGTCATCAGAAACGCCAAAGACTAAGAGTGAAATAAGTCCTGCAAAGCTTGCAGCCAAGAAGGCTGAGAAAAGTAGAGTGGGTATGGGTAAAAGAATTTCTAAAGTTTAACTATATTTGTTCATCATTAAAAATCTAATCAAATGGCACAGAAAGTAACCAAAACAAATGCAGAGTTATTGGAGTTAGTTCGAGCTTTGAACATGACTCCTACTGAAAAAGGAAGTAAGGCAGAGGCTAAGATCAAAAAGATTGCTGACAAGATTAAGCCTTTGTTTGAAGAGTACAACGAGAAGCGTGAAGACATTCGTCTTGATCATGCTCACACTGAATCAAATGGTGTGTTGGACTTGAATGAGAAAGGTGAGTACAAGTTTACTAAAGATGGGATCAAGGCTATGGCCAAGGACATGAAAGCATTGCTTGATCAAACATTTGAGTTCTATCAGTTTACTTTCTCAAGTGAGGGTATCGAGAACTTTAAGTTCTTAGCAGGATGGGTTGAAAGCATTGAGGCCGAAGAATCTGTTGAAGAGGTTTAATAGCCTATTGATTTGATACAACAAGAACGGCATCAGTCTTAATTGGTTGGTGCCATTCTTTCTTATAACGAATATGAAAAGCAAAGGACTAGGAGATACTATCGAAAAAGTAACTACAGCAACTGGAATCAAGAAGGTAGTTGAAACTGTTGCTAAGGCAGCAGGAAAAGATTGTGGTTGTGGAAAAAGAAAAGATGCACTTAACCGTGCATTTCCATATAAAGAAGATTAATTAATAAGATCATGGCATATCAAAAATTACAAGCATCAAGAGCAGCAGTAGTAACTAAGAGCGATACTGTTGACATCCCTAATCCTGGAAACGGAGCAGTAGAGGGCTGTGTATTGTACGTTGGCACTGGAGGAATTCTTCGAGTGCTAACAGCAGGAGGAGATGACATTACTTTTCAGGGAGTACCAAATGGTACATTTATTCCTGTTCAAGTAGTTAGAGTATTCGATTCTACTACAACAGCCTTAAACATTGTAGCACTATGGTAATCGGAATTATTATCAGCATCTGACATGGCAAAGGCGATAGTAAGTAGCATCTACAAAAAGAAGCATAAGAAAAAGGGATTGGCTGCTAAGAATTCTACTAGCAGCAATAAAGGAAGCAAGCTTTATAAGAAGGCTTATAAAGGACAGGGCAGATGAAATATCTACACTACATATTCGCTTCTTTACTTTTATTGTTTGTCCCCATATATGGGCTTCTTGTAGCTGTTGGTACTGCTATTATCCTTGACACTTTTACTGGAATATTTAAATCTATAAAGTTACACGGATTGAAGAGTATTAGAAGTAGGAAGCTTTCTACTATAGTTAGCAAGATGCTTCTTTACGAAGTAACTGTTTTGTTGCTTTTCCTTATGGATAAGTATTTGCTTAATGAGTTCGTGATTAGATGGTTCGGTATTGAGTTCATGTTCACAAAGATGTGTGCAATAGTTCTTATATTTATCGAGCTAGTATCAGTAAAAGAAAATATTGAAGAAGCTTATAGTATTGATATATGGAAGATGCTCAAGCGTTTTTTGAGCAGAGCCAAAGAGATTAAGTCGGATATTGGTGACTTAAAATAATTACATTAATATTTCCTGATGGCAAAAATAAGTTCATATCCAATACTATCAAATCCAACAATCAATGACATCCTTATTGGAACTGATGTTGAAGATTTGAATATCACCAAGAACTTTTCGATAGGTTCGATAGTAGATATAGTTGGTGACGAGTTTGTGCCATACGTTGGTGCAATTGGGAACGTAAACCTAGGTGCATTTAATATTACATCCTCCTCATTTGTTGTTGCAGGCGGATTGTCATCTCAGTTTTTAAAAGCCAATGGTACTCTTGATTCTACGGTTTATGTACCTGCATCAAGAACACTTACCATTAATGGAACTACTTTTGATTTAAGTGCTAATAGATCTTGGGATTTAAACACTATCAATTCTTTAACAACTATTGGTACTAGTGGTCCTGCAACTTATATTAGCAAGACTCTTAATATCCCACAGTATCAGGCACAAGGAAATTATATTACTCAGCTTAGTGGTGAGGCAACTGCTGTGGGGCCTGGGAATGCAACTGTAACCTTAAGTAATCTAGCTGTAATAAGTAAGATATTAACTGGTTTGAATATAACTGGTGGTACTGTTACAGATACAGACAGCATCCTTACAGCATTTGGTAAGGTACAGAACCAGATAAATGGATTAGCTGGTGGGGTTACCTACCAAGGTACATGGAATGCTGCTACCAATACACCTACTCTGACTAGTTCAGTTGGAACAAAGGGATTTTATTATGTAGTAAGTGTTCCAGGAAGTACCAACCTAAACGGAATTACTGACTGGAAACTAGGTGATTGGGCTATATTTAATGGTTTAGTTTGGGAGAAGGTAGACAATACCGATGCAGTTGTTAGCGTTAACGGATACACTGGTGCTGTTGTGCTTACTTTCAGTGATGTAGGAGCACCTCCAGCAACAAGAACGCTTAGCATCAATGGCACAACATTTGACTTGACTGCAAATAGGTCATGGACTGTAGGTGATGTACGTACAGACCAGACTTATTCTAATCCTACTTGGATTAGTTCACTTGCATGGGGTAAGATTACAAGTACACCTACTACCCTAGCAGGTTATGGAATTACTGATGGTGCTTTAAATACCACTACACTTACTATTAATGGGACAACATTTGACTTGTCTGCTAATAGAACTTGGAATGTTGGTACTGTAACAAGTGTAGGGACTAGTGGTCCATTGACAGGGGGAACTATTACAGGATCTGGCACAATTGGAATTACTCAGGCAGGAGCAAGCTCAGATGGATACTTGAGCAGTACTGATTGGAACACATTCAACAATAAGCAGAATGCATTAATTAATCCTGTAACAGGAACCGGTACTATTTATACTCTTCCTATGTGGAGTGGGGCTACATCATTAGTTGATAGCCCACTATCTTATGGTCCTGATGCATTTAATTTTCAGTATAATAGCTCAACTGGGGGAACGGTAAACTTTACAAACATTGGGCTGACTCCTTACACGTACGCTATACAGATGAACAACTTCGGATCTCCGAGGTCAACTGTACACAGCTACACTGATGGCATTGTTGTCAACTCAATTGGTGGCACTCAGGTGTCACGGATGTTTGCCAAT